AATCGACATAAATGTCACGACCTTTCTTTTGCAGCCCCACCCCGGGGCTGCTTTTTGTTTTGTCAGTAGTAGTGGTAGCCCTCGACGTTGAAGGATGCAGTGTAGGTTTTGCTTGAGGCATCGTACCCATCAAAGCGTAGCGTTCCGTCCTCACTGAAGGTGATTTTGGCGTAATAGCTGCTCGTATTGGTGCGGAAGGAGCTTCCTCTGGTCAGCTTTGTCCCCTCGGGGACGTGGTAGCTGTCCTGCACCCACGAGTCATAGGAGCCACCCGAAAGCTTCACATAATCGACCGTTGCGGGGAGGGTCAGGACCTCGCTGCTTTTGTAGCTGAAAGTCGCGCGGGTCGTGTACACCAGCTTCCCGTCCGGGTACGACTTCTGATTTATCAGGCGCACGAGTTCCGCCCGGGTAAAGGGAGGGATACTTACAGAACCTAATGCCATATTCCGTTCTCCTTATGTTTCCTGCGTCCTTAACCTTCCATGATCTTGCTGATCTGCTCTTCGGTCAGCAGCTTGTCATAGATCTTGCAGAAATCCACTGTGCCGTCCCAGAAGCGGCCCTTGGTGCCGTTGCTGGCCTGATAGCCGCCAATGAGCAGGGACTTATCCACCGCGGCGTAATTGGCAATCTCTACCCAGCCCTTACTTTCGATGTAGGATTTATGGTTTGCGTTATAAACTTTCGCCCACACACGCTTACCGGAGACCCGAAGGGCAAACACGTAAGTATTGTAGATGTCGAAGCCGATAGCCCTCGCAATCAGTGTAGTTGTCCTGTGCTCGAATGCGCTGATATTATACCGTTCACCACTACCGGCAATAGCGAGACCGGGATACGGGTCGGTCTCGTCCATGCAGTGCAGCAGACAATATCTATCGGTCGCACTGATATTCGTTGTAGAGTGCGGTCTCTGGGAAATGATGATGGTGTAATCCTTTGCCCCGTCTGCCGATTCAAACGGCTTGATGCCGGTATCCACGACCGTTGCGTTTTCAGGAGTGAATTCTGTCTTCGGCAGAGAGAAGACCGGTACAGGGTCAGAATCACCGGAAGAGACTTCCACCGCAGTCACCGCGCAGGTGACGGTCTTGCCTCCCGCCGCAGCCGTGATGGTGCACTTTCCCGCAGCCGCCGCAGTCACGGTGACACTGCTGCCGGTGGTGCCCGAGAGGGTCACGACATTTTCCGGCGATACGCTCCACGTCACGGTCTTTTCGGTGGCCTCAGCGGGCAGGACGGAGGCCGTCAGGGTATCCGTGCCGCCCTTGGTCAGAGACAGCGTAGTCTTGTTCAGGGTAACGCTGCTGACCGGGATGACCTCGCCTGCGCTGCTGTCCGCGATGATGAAATCGCCTGCCGTGCCCGCGTTGAGCGGATGACCGTCAGCATCGAAGCGCAGGTCGATCTCGGCGTTCTCGCGGTACTTCTTGACCTCGTCCAGCGTGGTGTAAGACGAGTTCGTATACAGGATGAGTTCCCGCAGCTTAAAGCCGGTGGCCTTGGTGGCGTGGACACTGCCGGAGGCCAGTGCCGCAGCCAGAGCGGCTCCGTTGGTAAAGCTGGTGATGGGCGTGTCGTCTGCGCTGGTCTGCACGTTGAAGCTCAGGATTCCGCTGTTCGGTGCAGCCTTGACGGTGGAGGTCTGCGAATCCCAGATGACAGCGCCGCTCGGGTTGGCAACGCCGCTCGTCAGGTAGAGGAATGCAGTAGATACCGGTTCGTCCTCCTTGAAGCCGGTGTTGACATAAGGCACGCTGTAGAGTGTTGTACTGCCGTTGCTGTCCGCCTCGTTGCTGGTCGTATACCAGCGGACGGTCTTGTAGTTCTTGCCACTCGCACCGAATGCCAGCTTGATGGCTTCCTGCCCGGTCTGCCCACTGAGCAGGCTGGAAATGATGGGGATCTCTTCGCCCGCATCGACGCAGTTCGTGTCCACGTCAAAGGCTGCGTACAGGGTGTGTTCTGCCTCAAGGTTGGGCATGGGAATGTAGGCGACCGTGTTGTCCAGTGCCCATTCGCCCTCGGTGTAGGTGGGCAGTTCCGAAACCTCCACCACATTCACCGCGCAGGTGACGGTAAAGCTGCCACAGGTCACCGTGATGTTGGCCGTGCCAGTCTTGAGAGCGGATACCACGCCGTCCTGCGTGACCGTGACCACATCCTCCGCATCCGAAGTCCAGACGACGTCGTCGGTCGTCCAGTAGGGCTGCGGGAAGGCCTTGAGATAGGTGCTCATCCCCTTGCCGCACTTGGCGGTCACGCGGCTCAGTTTCAGGCCCTCGCAGGGCACAGGGATCAGCTTCACAGTGATCTTCTGGGACGCCGAGAACATACCGCAGGAAACCGTGACGTTGGCCGTGCCGTCCTTCAGCGGGCGGTATGCGCCGTACTCTCCGGCGTCCAGAACACCGTCCGCATCCTCCCACGTATAGACGACGGGGTCGGTGCAGTTTTCGGGGGAAATGGTCACGCCCAGACGGGTATGCTTTTTGTACTGCTCCATGCGGGTCTCTTCATCGAAAGCGACGCCGGTGCACTCGAAAAGCTTTTCCGGCGCGTTGTTGAAGAAATTGTTCTTGCGATAGATAAGGCCGCTGATGGCGCTTTGCAGGTAGTTGTAGCGTGCGCCCTTGACGTTAATGATGTTGTTCTGCACGTACTGGGGGCCGCCGCGCATATCGTACTGGCGCACATCACACTCTTGGGTGAAGGTCAGGTCAAACTTGTTGTCCCGGATGGTGCCTTTACCCCAGTTGTTGTGGAAGATAGCGCCGCCCTGTGCGTCTGCGGTGATCTCCATTTTGATCTGGTTGCCGACGACCTCGCCTGCACCGGACATCCATCCAGCGCCCGAGTTTGTGAGTTCCACGACGTTGTCCCGGACGATGTCGCAGTCCCAGAAAAGGCCGTACAGAGAGCCGTGGAAGATGTTGCCGACGACCTCTTTGGTACTCGAAGGCCCGTACCCGCACTCTACATCGAAGTAATTGTTCCGCAGAGCGCCCATCTGGTAGCAGATGCGTCTTCCGCCGTCTCCTTTCAGGCGGATGCGGCAGTTCTGGATGGCCGTACTGCCATCGGTGCGGCCATTGCCCTGCGCCAGCAGAGGGTTCGCGCCCTTATATGCATCCGCTTTTTCCATATCATCGGGCCGCTCTAAGTAGAGGTCACAGTTGTCCACCACAGTATGGGTACCATCGCCTACCATGCGGAACAGCGCGTTGCAGCGCTTCACCTGAACGATACAGTTCTCCATCCGGACATCGGTGCGGTTGCCGCTCTGGCCCAGCGTGATGAACCACGCGGGGTAGAACCCTCGGGCACGGTATTTCCCGTCGTCCACATCGTAGAAGTTGCAGCCCGAGATGAGGACATGCTCCATGGTGCCGCCCCAGCCCCAGACACCCAGAACTTCATCGCCGCCCGCCTTGTAGAAGTCGCAATGCAGGAAGCGGATGTTCGAAGAACCATAGTCCCTCAGCCAGTTGCGCACCCAAATACCGCCTTCCTTGCAGGCGCTCAGCTGCCGGAAGACGACATTCTCAAAGAGGAAATCATGGTCAACACCGTACAGATCCATGCAGCCGCGGCTCTGGGTGTTGATGTCGCAGTCGAAGACGCAGTCCCTGACCTCCACGTCAGCGCAGCGCTGGAATCGCAACATGGTGTTCGTCTGGCAGGTGTCCGCCGCACGGAAGGTCAGGCCCTCGATGCGGATGTGCTGCACGAGGTCGGTGTTGGACCTGCCAATGACAAAGATGCCGGGGCGGTCCTGCTCCTGCTTTGCCCACTGGATGTCGCTCAGCAGAGACGCCCCGTTTCCGTGGATGGTCAGATTGTCTTTCGGGTTCATCACTTCCGTAAAGCGATAGGTCGCGCCGGGCGTCAGCTCCAGCGGCTGCTTCTGCTCACTCGCCGCCTGAATAGCGGCTTTCAGAGCCTCCGTATCATCCGCCACGCCGTCGCCCACCGCGCCGAACTGCTCGGGGGTGAGGGCGCTGCTGGCGGCAGCAGGGCTGGACGGCAGCGCATTGACTGCCTGTGTCACGTTCTGGATGCCCTGCTCGATGCGGGTCATGTCCTCGGCGTGGATCTTGGTCTTTTTTTCGACCCATGTTTTGGGGGTATAAGACAAACTCATATCATGCCTCCTGTTGATTTTCTGCGGTCTTCGGCCCCAGCAGCGTCACCTGCATCAGGATGTCCTGCTCCGGCACTTCTTCGGCCCAGAAGGTGATCGTGCCGTCTTTCGTCTCGCATACGCCTGCGATGCCTGCCGTGATGGCGGTGCTGAAGCTGTCGAGGGCGGGCACAGCTTCGGGTCTGCTGGACTCTCGGGCGGCGCGAAGCTCGGCGGTCTGCTTGTAGGGGTAGCTGGGAAGGTCGGTGGACTTCGCCCATCCGCTGGTCGTCAGGGTGACGGGCCAGATGCCGAGATAGCCGCCGGTGTAGCTTTGCAGCAGCGCATCACAGAGCGCCGCCGTCTCCTTGGCCTTTGCCAGCGCCTGTGCACCCAGCGCATTTACCGGGATGCCGGTGACGCCGTCCCGCATGAGGCCGCAGAGAGCGGCGTCGGCGCGGGTGTCGGTGATGTCGGCGGTGGTGAGGGAAGTCTGCCCCGCCGGCCGTGCGACCTCGGCGAGACAGAGGTCGTAGACCATCTCGGTGCGGGAGATGTCCGGGGCCGTCGGCGAGGAGCCTGCGGCCCCCTGTAAGACCTGCAGGGTGGTGGTGCGGCTGGTGGCGTCGTACCGCAGCACGATGCGGTCGATGCGGGGAAGATAGCTGTCCGCCTGCGGGAGGGTGAGGGTGGTGTCCTCCCGGGCGGTGACGCTGAATCCGGCCCACCGGCTGGGATGCAGCCACGCCCGGCCTCCGCTGACGGTCACGCTGATGCCCTCTGCCGGGGCCACGGCGAAGTCCTCCTCCGTGGAGAAGACGCCGCTGGTGCGGGTGGAAAAGTAGGCCGCAGCGTCCTCGGCGTCGTAGGTGGCGCCTTCCAGAGGGTAGGTCACGATGCCTGCGGTGCTCAAAATATCTCGCCTCCTAGCTCTTGTGCCAGACCGGTGTGCCCAGCCGCGCGGTGCGGGTGGTGCCATCGGTCTGGCTCTGGATGATGATGTCGGCCACCCGGACGGTGGCCTTGTAGCCGAGATCCGGCAGGGAGCAGAAGCAGACGTCGCCCGGCTCGAGGCCGTCGGCGTCCAGCGTCATCTCGATGCTGCCGGTGCGCAGCTGTTCGAGGAGCTTCGACGCGCCCCGGTCGGCCAGCTTCTGGAGGTAGCTGTCGCTCTTGACCGTCTCGCCGCTGTCTTTGTCCGGCTGGATGTCCCGGGCATCCACGATCATCTCCCGGCGCTCTGCTCCTTCAGCCTCGGTGTCGCCTGCCCAGACCATGGCCCGCTCCTCGCCTTCGCCCGCCCCCAGCACGAGGGCGACGTTGGCATAGCTGCCGTCGCCGAAGGCCC